TCTTTCAAGACCAGACACGTTTCGCCTAGCCTTGTTAAACGCAGCGTCAGTGCGGTTTCTGCCGCGTAAGGTTAGGTCAACGTCATTTGCCATCGCCGGGATTCCTAAGATTCATAAACGCTATGCACGCTTGAAAGTCAGCAAAGGGCATCTGACGGATTTCGTTGGGTGTCTTGTGAAGCTCGAAAGCCAGGGCGACGATGTTAAATTCTAAAACGTCGCCCTTTAGGCGTTTTTTGCTTCGTCGTCAGCATCCGCAAACAAATTAGCAAACACGCCCATTTCACCAACGATGCGAGAGACAACGCGCGCGTCAAAAAACTCTCGGATTGTTTTGCGATTGTGTTCGCCAAACAAACGCTTTCCGTTTTCGTCGCGCGCAAAAAGCATGAAAGCCGTAAGCACTGCCTCTGTAGATTCGTCGCGAGAAATATCTTTGCTAAGCCTGATGAACTCGTCCACGTTTGGAACCGAGTAATAAAAGACTTTGCGATTTTCCCACTCTGGAACCTCAACATACTGAAGCTCGCCCCGTGTGCTTTTAAACTGTTCTTGCGCAATAGCAAGAATGCTCTTCTCTTCTTCCGCCATGATGCCCCTCGTTTGCTAACTTGTTACTGAACGCCCTTCGTCATGGCACCAGCAGCAGCCCAGTTGAAGCTTGTGCGGATGATTTCGTTAAACGAAACCTCGGTCACAATCTCCGTGATTTGGGCTGAAACAGTCCACTCAGGCAAACCCGTACCGGTCCCTTCCGGTCGCAGCGCGAGGCTAACAGTAGAGCCAACGGTGTCTAGCGCGCCTTGCCCTGTCGTGCCTGATTGCTCTGAAGAGTCATACCAGCACTCAATGGTGCCAGTCACTTCAGCCAGACCAGCAAGGTAAGTCCTGTTGGTATCACCTAGCGCGGTATCTTCAATTCGGTCTGCAGTCTCATTAACGGAAAAGGAAGTAACCTCGCCAACATCGTTGGAACCGATGCGAACAACGCCGCTATCACCTTTTACTGTCGCCATGTTTTACTCCTAAACAATGGTGCCCGGCGCATCCGCCGTGGTTCGATAAAGTACGTTGAAAGTGCACTCAATAGACGCATAGAGATTGTCTGCCTCGCCGTCATAATCGGGCGTAACGCCCGTCAGATTTACTGACAAGACGCCAGACACACCAATGCCCCCACCAACTGCCGTTTCCAACTCTTCTAACATGTCGTCCAACGTGTCTTCCGTTGGCTCCCCTGTCGATGTTGCCCGGACAATGCCCAGGCAGATCATCTGAAGCTCACGAATTACAACGCGGGACGAACCCATTGCCCCTAACTCTTCCTCTTCTGAAATAGACTCTTCGCCAGGATAGATAATCCAAATTGGCAACTCGCTTTCATCGCGCGGCATCTTCTGCCCGTTGATCACGCTGTTACCCGTGGTCGTCAGGCCCGTTGCCGTGGTGACAAACCCCTCTCTGATTGTCTGTCTTGCGTGCGTCAACTTGTTTCTCTCAGAACCAGCAAAGTAGTGCCGCCGCTGTTTTCCTGAATATCAGCGACACGATAGTCTGTGCCGTCAATTGTAACCTTGTCGTTATGGGCCATGCCATCAATCTTGGCAGTCTCAACAAGGCAAGTAACGCGGTTTGCTGACACGATTTGGCCGAACTGCTCGACTTCTTCGTAATCGTTGTTAAACACCCCGTTGAGAGACTTGTCACCCCAACGAACATTGGTGCTACCGCCCATAATGCCCATCATTTCGGGCACCATGTCAGCAAACAGTTCAGTCACCGACTTCATTTGCTACCTCATCGAATGGGCTTTGAGCTTCCGGCTCTTTTCCTTCCCAGTACTTTGCTCTGTTGCGGATCACCGCCCAGTTCGCAAAGTGCGAATCAACTCTGGCAACTTCGCCGCGCTGGTAGATTTCATGTTTGTGCTTCATGCCAACAATAAATTGGATCAAGACACCGTTTTCATCTACCTCTCGAATCTTCGGATCATCATCAGGCATAACAGGAGCCTCTACTTTTTCGTCTTTGTCGTATTCGCCAAACAAGCGAACTAACGGGCCACCGATAGATCGCATAACCGGGCGAATATGGGGAATTACCGTCCGCGTGTCCCGGTCCCAGTCTTCAATGTGCTTTGAAGGCGGCGTGCTTTTGCCGGAAGAAATTGCATCGGCATCGTGCCAGTACGTCGGCTTGTCAGTGCCATAACAATCAACCCCAAGCAAAACGATGGGATAACACCCCATCTGCCACGCGCACCAAACCGCAACTTTTGTTGAATTGCTGGCGTGCCAGTGATTGATCATTCGGTAGTCGCATTCCTTGCCCCAGGAAATACGGATAACGTCCGCCTCGATTTCGTCCAACTGTTCGTTGATTTGTTTGTAATCGAGATAAACCGCGTAATCGCACTTGGTCAAACGACAGCCGTGCGAGTTAACGCTGATTTTGATATGCGGACGTTTAAGCTTTGAGATTTTCTTGTGGGCTTCAGGCAGAGAGGGTCCACCGCCAAGAATAAATGCAGGCTGGCCTAGATGCTTACCTTTAAGCTCAGTAAACGACGGCGGCTCTGGTTTCATGTACGCCTTCAAAACGCTACGCCCGTGCATTGCCATGTTGCAGATATGCCGCCATAACGAGGCAACAAACGCACATGCTCAAATACTCGTTTGAATAGTTTGTACCATTCGTCGTTTGAGCGCATAGAAATATGGTAGTTAACGCCGCCAGCGCCATAATGAGGAAAGTCAGCAGCCGCTATGATTACTGCGCCTTGAGATACGCGCCGCAATTCCCTGAGCGCCGGGATCAGATCATCTTCTAACAAGTGCTCCATAACATCGAAGCAAGTGACAAGGTTTGCAGAGTCTGTCTTTGCCGGAATGTCAGAAGCTAGACCATAAAATACATCTTCCCGGTATTCACAAGTCGCAGGGTCATAGCCTTTTGCGTTGAAGCCCATACTCTTAGCTATATCGAGCATTTCGCCACGACCGCATCCAACGTCAATCAGAGTCGGAGAGTCTTCCGCGTCAGGCTTTTTGTTGTCGCTTAGCCAATCCTCAATATGCCGTGTGGCGGCTTGTTTGCGCGCCGGTCCCATGCCGTAGCCGGTATGCGCATAAGCGTCAATGTACTTTTGAACTTCCGCCTCTTGCGCTTGGTTCATTTAATCACCCTCATCATTGCCCTGTATTCGCTATCGCGATACACCCACTCTCTATTGAGACTCCATTCGGTTACGGCTCGATGCTCAAACTGCTCCCATCCGCCAAACCCAAACAATTCATCAAACACAACAATTGCGCCCGGCATTAAAGCGTCGGAAACGTGCTCCAGAACATCTTTCGTTGATTCGTACAAGTCGCAGTCAATATGCGCAAACGCCAGGGTATTCGGCGCATAAAAGCCCGGCAGGGTTTCTGAAAACAAGCCAACGTGAACATTGACGTTGGGCGCTTTCGGCTCGTAAACCCGGCAGGCAAACAAGCCTTTGGCAAATATGCCATCAGTCCGCTCCCAGGCATAAGGCAACCCCTGAAACGAATCAAACAAGTCTAACGAGCCATCGCTCGTTAAACGGCTTGTTAGGAAGTCGGCGCTTTTCCCTCTAGCAACCCCAAACTCAGCCCACAAACCCTCTGGCGCGGCACTCGTTGCCTCTGCAAGCAATTGCCAGCGATTTTCCAGAACCGGCACTGATTCCAAATAATCTGGTAGCGGGTAATTCACTGGCTCAGCCTATGCCATCGTAGTATTTGAGCCAACTGCTCTTCAGACTTAACAAGACGGCGCACGTCGCGCGATTCATTCTCAAACCCTGTCGGGATATACCCCTCTGCAAACGGGCCTGTAGTGTGGCAGGGGCGGCACTGAGGGGCAGAGTAGAAATCGTCGCATTTCCGCCCACGCCCCTTGCCGAACTCATGTTGTCGGAATCCGCTGTAATGCGCCATGTCCTGAGCGGGTGCGCCGCAATTCATGCAGTAAATCATCTGGCTTGCCCCAAAAAAATACGAGCATAAAAAAAGGGGCAACCGTAGTCACCCCTTTTCTCACAAACCGTTAGACGGCTTGTTAGGTCGTGATGATATCTTCCATCGAAGCGAAAGACTCGGCATGACGAACTGCGTTGTCTACGTCCATGAAGGCGACCACACGAATCGCGCCCGTGGCGGAATTCGTATAGGGGTCAACAAGAATGTCCACGCCGCTCCACTGACCGATTAGCAGATCAGACCAGTTGCCAAAGATCGCAGCCGACAGGTTCGATGCGGAACCCTTCGCGATGTTGCTCGGCATTTGATTGGTTACGTGTGCGGTGTAACCGTTAATCGTGCCGCCATCCATCAGGAAGATGCCCGAACCGGAATCCTTCCGGGTACGCTTCAGAACGCCGCGCGTTGCCGCGTTAACCATGTAGGCAAGCTGCCCAACGTCTGCGTTGTCGATTGCAACGGCAGTCTCCAGATTAACTACGTCGTCCCACGTCGGCGCGCCACCGTTCGTTCCGCCCACAACCGAACCAATGCCGGAAGTGTTCAGAATGCCGCGCGGCTCGTTCGCAGTCGCGGTCACATCCGGGGCACCGTTGATTGCAGCCCGGTCCATTTCGAGCGCCAGCACGGTTGCGAGATCGTTCTCAACAAACCGCTCAACGTCCAGGGTCGATTGCAGCATCAGCTTGCGGCTGAACTCGGTCAGTGCGCCAACCGTGTGCGGCGTAAGCGGCACTTGATCAAACGCTTGCTGGGACTCGGTAATCGAACCGTTCTCAGCAACCCAGTAGGCAGTGGCGGAACCTGTTTGCCGTGGGAAAGCCACGTCGCCTTGCAGGCCATTGAATACGGTTGCACCAGCACGAATGACCATCATCTTGTTACGGAGAAGGTCAATCAGTCCGCGCAGTTCAGTTGCCACCGTGTGACCGCCAGCCGTTGCAGTGCCGACTACCAGATCCCGCTTGAGAACTTCGTCAGGCACCATGAAGCCGCGAGCCTCGCGCCGGTACTTGTCCTGCGCGGCGTTAGAAACTTCAAGCTCAAACTTGGCTGCTTCTTGCGCTCGCTTGTCAGTCGGGTTTGCCATCGCGCGGATAGCTTTTACGTAAGAGAACTGACGCGCTTCTTTGTCGGTCAGGCCAACTTCGCCGCGCTCAACCGGCGTTGCGTCAGCAATCATCGGCTCGTCCGCTGGCTTGTTATCTTTTACCTCAACCCGCTGCGCACGCTCTTCAGCTTTCGCGCGCTCTTCGCGCTCTGCCTCAAGCTGGTTGCTTCGCTTGTCAAGAATGGCTTGTTGGAAGTCGCCAACGGTCAGCCGCTCATCGTCAATGTACGAGCGAACCATGTCCATTGCGTCATACTTTTCCGCCGCTGCCAGCAGATCAGATACACGCTTGCCGTTGTCTACTTCCGGCTTTTCAACCTTATCGGTCATTTCCGGTTCCTTTTGTGGTTTAACAAAATTGCTAACGCGAGTCTGGAAGTGTTCGTACTCCCTGCCCACGCCGACAGAAATATCAGCCGGAACGCTGACGATGGACAATTCCAAAGGCTCCCAGTCGGTCGCCCTGTACGTTGCCTTGTTATCGTCTTCCGAATCCAGCCGCATTTCGTGAATGACATACCCAACGCTAACGTTGTTTCGGATGCCATCTACAACGTCGTTAAAGACTTCGGAACCCAGGCTGCTTTTGCTAAAGCGAACCGTCGCCATTCCGCGCCCGTCTTCAATACGGGCATTTTCAACGACACCAATGACCTGATCCGTATCGTGATTCCATAACAAAGGCGCGGACGCTTTGAGCCTTTCAAGGCGCACAGCACTGCCGCTATGGTCAAGAATCTCGTCTCCGAAAAAACGCTCAACGGGACGGTCACTGGAAAAACTGATTTCAACGGTTCGGGACTCTTCGTCAATTGCGTTTTCCCGCTTGTCGATAGACAGGAACCGTTGCTGAAAACCTGTTTCGATTTGGTCCATAGGAATTACCTATCGAAAGCCCCTCTTTGATTTGCGTACTCTATCATTGAGCTTCAGGGCGCTCAATCATCTTCGTCACCTTCGTTTGCTGGCTTGTTAGCGTCAACAATCGGCCAAACGTCCGCCATTGTCAGCCCCAAGTCTTCCATGAGTTCGCGCTCTTCCGCGATTTCCTCAAAGACGGTCTCAGGGTCTCTGCCAGACTCTCTGATTAGCTGGCTAACGCTAACCTGATTCGTTACCAGCATTTCCCGGTTTGCTTGCTGTTGTTTTGCAGGGTCAACCCACTCCCAACCGCGCGCCTGCCACGTTGCGTTGCCAAACTTGTTAGCGCGCTCTATTCCGGGGCTTTTGCCGTTTATCAGCAGAGTTTCGTTTTGCAGCGCGTTTACCAGCCACCGCTGATAGATTTCGTCTAACAAGTGCGCCGCAACAAACTGTTGTAAGCATCGCCAATGATCCCTTTCCTCTAGGTCAGCTTTACGAAGGCTAGACCATGAAACGCCAACAAGGTCGTTTGCTAGGCTGTTATAGGAGATATTCATCCCTGAAGCCATTCCGCGCAAAACTTGCCGGACGAACTTTTCGTAAGCTTCTACCGGATGATTAGGGTCAACCATGTCGGCCTTCCAGCCCGGCGGAAGTTCAGTCCAGCCGCCCGGCTCGGTGTCTACGATTACATTGCCTTCTTCGTCCTCATCGTCGCCGACAAACTCACCGGCAGACTCAGGATCGCGCGACAAGAAACCCAACTTTGAAGCTGCCGCCCTTGCGGCTACCAGTTCCGCCTCTTCGTAGCCTTTGAGCATGTTCTGACGTAACAAGCCAACAACAACAGGAGGAACGCCGCGCGTTTGCACAACATACTCTGGAAAAAAGATGTGCATGATTTGATCCGCCGGAACTCGGTCGTGATCATACTCTTGCGTGCTCATCGCAACGCGCTTTGTAAGTTGCTTACGGAAATAGTAGGCAACCGGCGCGCCCCACCGATCTTTTTCGATGCCCATGATGATCGGGTTTTTACCGTCTTCCGCCTTGTTATAGGTCACGTCCAGCAAGCGCGGATCAATGAACTGCACGGCATAACGCGCTTTATTGTTTGGGAAGTTTGAGTAATGCCGAATGATTACTTCCCCGTCCACGCAAAGACCTGCAATTGCCATGTTTTGCAAATCAATCATCGTGTGGCGCTTTGTTACTTCACACTGGCCCTTTCGGCAGAACTGCCGCCAAGCATCAGCAATTGCCTGATTCGCGCCTTTGTCTTTTGTGCCGTTCCGGTTGCGCGCATTTGGAATCAGCTTGATTCCTTCGTGGCCTATTACGTTTTGCTTTGTCAGCGAAACAAAGCGCTTCACGTAGTCGTTATTTTGATACTCGTTTCGCGAGCGCGTTTGCAGAATCGAAAGCGAATCGAAAATATCGTAATCCGCCATCGTCGGCTCTGTTTTCCAATAGGAAAGCAGTTCCGACTGTTTCGCCGCCTCAAACTCGCGCGCACTCCATTCGCCTGCGTTCATTCGCTTGTTAATGGCGCGTCGCTCCCGCGCAAACTGCTCTACGCTAACAAGTCGTCCCATCAGACAAACCTCGTCTTAATACGCTTTCCGCCCAACCCCTGTTGTATCCGCTCTGCGCGCTCTTCCGAATCAACTTCGGCTTTATAAACGGAGCGCCAGCGAATTAACTCTTCTGGAGAAAGCATTGTGATTGATTGACCGGCAACGCTGATGCTCAATTGAGATTGCGTTGCTCGCTCTTCTAAGACCGCCTCGATTGCATCGAGAACCTTACGCGCGTGCGTTCGCGTGTCAGGATTTTCTACAGAAGCAAAATCCGGGGTTACTAACACGTTACCAGACGCAACCGTGTAACGGTCTGTGCCGTCGCTGACGCTTGCTTGGTAGTAATAGACTCCCTGAACAAAGGTTGCCGAAACGGCTGGCGAGATACTGATCAGGTGTGTCTGATCGCCATTATCAGAACCCGTTACAGTTATCGTTGCTTCGTCCGCCCTGCCAAACCGATAAGTAAGGGTCCAGCCATCGCCGGGCAGGTAGTCAGGAAGCGAGCGCCGCCATTTTACCGTGTCGCCTTCTGTAAAAGACTCCGGCTCATTAAGAGGAATTACCGCCATCTGTTAACAAACCCTTTAGTTTGTCGGCGTGCCCCTCGCCGTCGCTGTTTAACAAGTTGCTCAGTCGGTCCTGGCTGCTCTGGCTTTGGCGGCTCCGGCGGCTCCGGCTTTTCAAAAGACGGGTCCAGAACTTCCCAACGCGGATTGAGCGTATACAGGGTAACAAGATTGTAAACGTACAAGTCCAAGATTTCATTGCGTGTTCTGATCTTCACCCACTCGCGAATTTCAAAGCCACGCCGCATTTTCTTTTGCGATTTCTCGGCTGTCATTTGCTCGAAAAACGCCAGATCGCAAGTCTGCGGCCAATGACAAACACCGCCGCCATCATGGGACTGAAACCGCGCAAACAATAGATCTTTTGCGGCATCAGTGCCTACCATGTAAAGAGGAATCGGCGCGCGCTGCCCGTAGCTAGGCGGCGTCCAGATAGGTCGGTCGCCGCCCATACCCTTTAGCCCATAAACCCTGATCTTTTGCTGATGCGCTCTAACAAAGTCGTAAACGGTGTCTGCCCGGAATCCGGTATCCACGCCTGTTGCGTTTATCCTGATGCGCCGCCCGTCTTCGGTTTCGTATTGCTGGTTTATTAGTACTTGCGCAAGATCTTCCCAAACGCCCGGTTGAGACGTATCGCCGTAAAAGATCATCCGCTCAATCCACCAGCTTTCCTCGCCGTGGCCCCAGCCAATTACGCCAAGCTCTAGCCGATCCTCCTGAACGTCCACGCCGCCAGTGATAACCAGCACCCCGTTGGGCACCTTGTCACCATAGTCTTCCACGCGGCTCAAAAAATGCTCCGGCACCAACTCCACTGCCTCTTCTTTGAAAGTCTCGCCCATTAGAGTATTCGTCCAGACTTTCATTCGCTCGTAATCACCCTTCGCCTGATAAAACTCCTCTACGATTTCAGCCCAGGAAATCCAGGGGGAATACAAAGCGTTTATGTGAAATGAAGCGTGCCCGTTGAACGGCTTGTCAGCAATCCAGCGACCGCGCCGCAACATTAATTGTTTGGAAGTCTCATAGATGCGCCCGTCGCATCCTTCACAAACGATGCGTACTGTTTCAAAGTCTGGTTCGCCATCGTCGTGCTTGTCCCATTCGACGTTAGACCAAACCAAACGCTGTTCGTGGTCGCAATGCGGGCAGGGCACGTAGTAGTGGCGCTGATCGCCTTCTTTAAAGCTTTGGTCAATGCGCGATGCCCCATCAATCGTTGGCGTGCTTGTTCGTATCTTTTTCTTATTCCAGAACGTTACCGTCCGCCGTTCGGCCAGCGACAGCGGATCTCCTTCTGTGCCAGCAGATTCCGGGTAACGGTCGATTTCATCAGATAAGACGATGCGAATTGGCCGGGATGCAAGCGACGCCGGAGAGTTTGCGCCGCCAATTGTCAGGTGTCCGCCAGGGAAAGACTTGTGCAGGATTGTGTTTTCAGAATGCCTGCCCTTTGTCTCTAACAAGGGAGTCAACGAAGGCGAGTCGCGAAACATCGTAGAAACCCTGTCCTTTGAAAAGGCTTCCGCCATAGGTTTCTGTGTCGGCTGCAAACAAAGCAACGGACTGGGATCGTTCTCGACAAAGTAGCCAATGATATTGAGGATTACTTCGGTTTTGCCAACCTGCGACGAACTCATCCACGTAATGATTTCCACGTCAGGGTCATTACAAGTGTCCATGATTTCGCGCTGATAAGGTGCGCGGTCTGTTCGCCACTGCCCAGGTTCAGCGCTGGCCTCGGATGAGAGTTTGCGGTTTGCGTCCGCCCATTCGCTAACCAGTAGCTTCGGAGGCGGATTCCACAGTGCGGAAACTTGTTGCTGCCAGTTCATTCAACGCCTCGTTAACCATGTCGGTCAAAGTGTCTTCCAGTTCGGCGCGAGTCATACCCTCGCCGATTGCCGCCGCTTTGCTGGGAATCCCTAACAAGCGAGCCTTGGCATTCGTAACACAAGTCCCAACGTCGTCCACTACATCAGACGCGCGCACCAGTTCGCCGGAAAGGATCTTCCCTTCCAGTTCCTGTTTATTCGCTTGTGCAGCGGCTAAGCGTGCGCGCTCTTGTGTGTAATCAAGAACATCATCACCGCCCTTCAGTTCTCGCGCATAGGCGTCAACAAACTGACGCCAGCGATACTTTTTCGACTTACCGATGCGCTCAAACGGCTCTACGCTCTCCATAATGCGAGCAACGCGCTTATGATCCATTTGGACTTCGCGCGCAATCGCATTTACCGTCAGCAGTTCGTAGTCTTGCCCCTGTGGCATTTAAGCCGCCTCTGGCTCTTCCGGCTCTTCCGGCTCTTCTGGCTCTTCCGGCTCAGATTCCATAACAGGCACACCAACGGGCCGCATTGTCTTTTGCCCGGCTGGCGGCGCTGACGTGTCTTTACGCGGAGCCTGTACATCGTCAGCGTCTGCGCATTCAAGCGTCGTAATCAAACCCGGCAAACCCTTTGCAATACCGTGCTTTTGCAGGGAAAGGTGCATGTCTGCCGCTTCCAGTCCGGTCAGAGCGCGAAGCTCATCAATAAAAGGTTTTAAGTCCATCATTCACCTCATTTGTCACGCATCCCTTATGGAATGCCTATAGCCCCGCATTATCTAGCCTATCCGCGCGCGCGGCGCGCAACCCGCGTCCATTTAGCCGCTGGGAGTACCTTTTCTAACATACCAGCGCACGCTCGCAACAAGAGAACACACACAACGTTGACTGCCTTGTTAACCATGCGTTGCCTGCCTTGTTACCGTGCACTGCCTTGTTGTTGTAACAGAACTACACACACACTCAGCCGTTGACTGCCTTGTCACTGTAACAGGCCAACACACAGGCATGTTGACTCGCTTGTTGCTGTAACAAGTCACTCCCCACCCCGTTCGTTGTCTTGTTCAGGATGCGTGCACTCACCTGTCATGAACAATCCCATTTGTTGCCACCATGACAACTCTGTGTCGGGCTGCTTGTTATCGAATAGGTCGGTCTGTTCGTTCACTTGTTTCCGTTGGCTTGCTTGTTTGTGTTTGACCGTTTGTTGCTGACCATGCCAAAGGTACGTTGTTCTCGTTAACAAGCCCATGAAAGGGGCAGCGCGTGTAGTGGTCTGTTAGCACCCTGCCACACTCACAAAGAGCTGAGCGCCTCATAACACGTTAGCCAACGGGAACTTCCTGAACTGTTCAACGCTGCCCGGCTGGTTTGCTTTGTAGTGGCAGTCAAACTCTAACAAGCGTACATCAGCACCATATGTGTCGGCCGCATCAGCACCCAGTCTGGAAATCTCAAACAAGATCATGCACGAAATTTCCATGCCGTTCATATCAAGCTCGCCAAAGCTGGTTATCAGGTGCTGCCAGTCAGTGTCGTTATCAGGTGTGCCGTTAACCGTTGTGCCGCTTGTTACTGGTGAAGACCAATCACCAAACGCTTCGCCAGGGTTCGCCATTCGATAGCGCATTTGCCAAACAACATCACCGGCTGCGCTACTGGTCTTTGTCCAGTGTACGTGCGGCACTATGTTAGTGTTCTCAACCCAAGCGTGCGGCGTTTGCAAAGCAACAAAGCATAGCTCTTGAGTAGTGGCGCTAAACAGTAACAAGCCAGTAGACGCTTCACGGTCTGGATCACTAGCCTGCCCAGGGGGATTGATTGTTGAAGCGGGTGCTCTTAAATCATCCCAGTACGCAATCGGGTATGCACCCTTGAGTTCGTCGTCTTCTGTTTTAACTGGCACGTTTACTGTCCTGTTATGGCGTTATAGATACGGTCCTGATTTCTTATCAGCGCTTCGTCTCTTGCTTCGCCTCTTGCTATCGCTGCTCTTAGCTCTGTGTTCAGAGATTCAAACTCCGTGATATGTCTTGTTAGCTCTGCCTTGTGCGAGTCTAGCTCTGCATTTATTTCAGCAAACGCGGGGTTGTCTGCAACAGAAGACTCAACGCCCTTTGAAAAGGTAGACCATAACAAGCCAACTAACATGGCAACTAACGCGCCTGCACCTGCCGCTATCAATGACTGCTTATCCATCAGCTTTCACATCCTCAAGTTCAATCTGCTTGAGGCTTTGCTGCCACTCCATAAAAGCGTTTGCCTCTTTGTTATTGTGCTCGCGCTTTAACCGTTGGACTTCTTGTCTCAGCCGCTCAACCTCTTGGCTTGTTTCAATCTTGGTCGCTGTTAGCTCAGCCTCAAGAGCAGCAATCTTTGCTTCGTCTATTGCTGCCTCTGCTATTAACAAGTCGCCCGACACAACCGCCTCATAAGACAGCTCATCGGGTGCCGAAAGCTTTCCCAGGCTTTCTGTATCGCCTCCTATGCTCTGCTCAATGTAAAGCTGGGTGTGTGCTGCAATACATTCGTCCTTTGATCCGAACGGCTTCCACTGAAGCTTATCCATACATGCTGCGTTTGCTGCCTGATCAGTAAAGCCCATGTTCGCCAGCTTGTTAGCTTGATCTTCCCACCATAACGGACGGACTACCCAACACCAGCCAATTGCGCCGCCGCCAGCATCGCCACCAGACGCCCCTGATGCCCCTATGCCAATACATTTGAGCATTGGTGCCGTTGATCTAGGTGCGCCCATAAACACGCTTGGCGCTTGTCTGGGGACCTGTGCACCTTCGATAGAAACCCTGGCATCGCCACCGTACCCATCACCGCCGAATCCTGTTGACTTGCTTGTTACCGCGCCGTCTTCAACAACAAGCGTTTGTTGATTAACCGTCTCGTTTGTCAGCGTTTGTTCACTTGTTATCAGGCCAGAATGGCTATGACTGTTTTTCTCGTTGCCGTTTGCGCGAAGGTTGGCGCTCAGCATCAGCGCAAAAATAAAAAGCGCCACTACGCTGATATACCACAGTGCGTTCGATCCTTTGTTCATTGGGTGCCCCCCATTTTTTTGGTTAAGTCTCGTTCGATCATTTCCAGCTTTCTTTTGATGCTTCGTAGCTCATCCAGTATTGGCTTGAAGGAAAACGAAGTATCGTCTGGATGCTTTAATACATCGTCCAAGTGTTTTTCTACATTGCGCATTTCTTCCAATAGCTCAATGATTCTATTGTGCGCTGTCTTGTTGTTTGAAACCCCGTTAGCTATTGCCCAGACAAGCGAGCCAAAGCCCACAAACCCTAACAGGATAGTTAACGCGGTCCACGCAATATCGCCTTCGGTCGGCATAAGATATTAGTCTTTGTTTTTGACAAAATATTGTACGCCGAAAATAAACGCAGTATTTAACGAAACTGCAATCTCTCCCGGCACGGCAATCCCAGTGCCTGAAGTAAACACCCACAAAGCAAAGGCAACAAGAGAGCTAACAAACGCGCCAACGCTTACTTTTCTGTCAGGACCAGCTATCACTTTATTCTGCATTTTTCTTTCTCCACATTTGCCGGGCAACGCCTAGTTGCTTTTCGTAAGTCCGCAAACCACCCAGGCCCAACATGCCAAGCG